CTAATGGATATGCTGCTGGTCTAGATGATTGAGCAGATTCATAATCATAACGAACAAACATATCTGCATCTATCGTGGACTCAGGAGCGTAGTTAATATTAACTCGTTGCATATATTTTCTGACACCCGGATCTCCAAAAGTTATGTCAGGACTTCTATACTTAGCTAATATTAAAGCACCATCAAATGTATTACCTTTGTCTTGTCTATAAACAAATCCATCAAATCCACCATGCACAGGTATTACTTCACCATTTTCAACAACGCTATCTGTAGAAGAGGGTTTAATACCTTTTAACTCAGCAAACTCAAAACCCGTGCTTTTCATAACACATGTTACACCTTTAGTCGCTGCTTCCGTGCTATCCTTACTAAAGAATATTCTATATTGTGTTTTGTCAGGTATAACCAATGAGTCAAAACTATCTGCGTCTTCTAAGTTTTCTCTGAAGATAGACTGCACAGCACCACTAATAGTACCAAGTTCAACGTCACCAATTCTTGCAGTACCAGCAATTGTTCTTAAACCATCTGGCCCTAAGAATATTAAGTCACCCGCAAATTCTTGTATAGTAAATCCGTTGATGCAGCCAATGTCACGAGTAACTGCCGTAACCGCAAAGTCTGAACTAGAACTTCCAGACAACTTAAATATTCTATTCTCACAAAATATAAACAAGTCATCACGGAAAACTTTAAGACCCGTAATAGTGTCGTCAACTTTTAGACTACCTGCACCACTGCCAGATGAAAAGTTATCTTCATCAAATTGCACACTAAAAACTATTTCTTGTGGTGTGCTTGACTTACCTGCATAAAACATGTGGTTCTTAAACGAAGCCACAAATTTAGAGCCAGCTACACTACTATCACTTACATCTGTTGCGGATAAAGAAGCGTTAAATACTGTAGGCGCATTAACCTGATCAACAACTATAATCTTATCAGTTCCGTCAAAGTTAAATCTTTCAAACTGATATTTTAAAGCTCCTGTTCTACCATTATCTCTTGTAGTCCAAGACTCTGATACTACGTCTGTAGCTGCATGATTTGCTGCTGTAGTGCTACTTGCTGCTCTAGTCACACCCGTGAAAGATGTAGCAGACTTACCAGTATAGGTAAAAATTTCAGAATTAATTTGTATCGTGCCGCTTGAACTAAAAGAGGTAGTATCTGCCACACTAATAGTTCCTGCACCTGTCATAGCCGTGCCTGATTCTATTTTTAAAGATAGCGTGGTAGAAGCAGAGCTATATATTAATCTGCCCCTAGCTGCCAGTACAAAGTTATTAAACAATGCAACCATAGTGACGCTTTCAGTTGGATCGGCATCTTCTGGTACTTGTTGATTCACGTGTTTTGTAAAACCGTTTATTCTTCTATAACCACCCTCAACGTCAGGCTCAAAGTTTGTAAGCTCTAGTGCTTGACCGGGTTCCATGATAAATGTAGAACGGTTTAATACTAGACCACCTTCACAGTTGAAAGCGAAAGGTACTATGTCTGCCATTATTCAGCCCTTACGTTTGTGGCACCTCGTGTATTACCAGTGTGCGGTATATAAGTTGAGCGTACATATTCAAATTTATTTACTAATAGTGTTTGCATATTTTTAATGCCTTGTTCAAATCTAGCAAAGTTTATTCCATACTGTTGCGCCTCTCCTCTGTACTGATATACAAAGGCACAAGCACCGTCTACAATTACGGGTGCAAATCTGTCGGGTATAGTTGTAGTGTCTCCATGTGCTGACATATCACTGGGAAAAGTAAAGAAGTCATATTTTAGTGTATACGCTTTGTCTGGATATGGGTGTAATAAATAATTATTGTCTAGTGTCCTAACAATAAAATCTGGTCTACTACCTTCTTCAAATTGAGTTACGGTTGTTCCATCAGCATGTGCTGCAGCAGTAGTGCTTTCAGCACCTCTGGTACAACCAGTTATGTCGTTGCCTAATATTCCTGTATAAGTTACTATTTCACTTCCTATGTGAACTTTACCCGTGGCATCTAGTCCTGTAGTAGATGTGAGAGTTAGGGTTGCCACACCTGCAGAATGTGAGCCATTTAATGTTGTAGATACAATGTCATCTTCTTTATCGCTGTATAAATTAAGGTATTCGTTATAGTCCAGTTTACGTAAACGACCACCAACAATACCATTAGCTTGATCTTTTACAATTCTAAATGTACTATAGTCTACTGTCTTCGCTGTAGTGGGTATGCTGTAACGAACTACCCCAGCAGTTAATGTGTCTGACTGAGTAGAGTGATTAAACGGATAGTTAAATTCTCTTTGATTAATATATCTTATAGATTCATTGACTGCGTTTTTTGCTTGTGTCTGTATACCACGAGA